CAGACTGGCCGCGACATCGGCGGGCTCACGAAAGAGATCCAGGCCATCGCGGGCGTATCGAAGCGCCGGGCTGCGTTCATTGCTGTAGATCAGAACGCCAAGGCTACCGCCAGCATGACACGGGCGCGGCAAATCGAGACCGGGATCACCACGGCCGTGTGGCGGCATTCGCACGGGGGCGTTAAGCCGCGTAAAAGTCATCAGGAAATGGACGGCAAGGAATACGACATCTCGAAAGGGATGTGGGACAAAGATGAACAGGCCTGGATCTTGCCTGGATCACTAATAAATTGCAGATGCGTGGCCCTTTCCGTAGTCAAGGGCTTCTCACTTTGATATACTGAGCGGGCCGCCGAGACGTTGGAGCGTCAAGGCAGCCCTAACCGCACGCCATGCCCGCCGTTGCGGGTGTCGCCAGGGTCGAGGAAGACGACACCACCCTGTTCAAGGGCAGCTTGAATCTGATGGAGTGTGGTAGCTTTGATACCAGGTATGCCATCCTGCTGTTCGGCACGGCTGATGGTTGCGTAGTGAACGCTGGACGTATCGGCCAGACGCTGCGAGGACCAGCCTAAGAGGGCGCGGGCTGCCCGGATTTGCGATCCGGTGATCATGTAAGCGACTGGTTGACTATCTTGAACATGGCTTTTCGTAGCACGACTGGCGAATTTGAGCATGGAAACAGGCTCCTCAAGCAGCACGTGCTACGTTTTATCGAAAAAATGTGTTGCAGCATAACTTGAAAGGGGATTAGATAGCAATCCTGCGGTGCCGCAGCGTTTAGCTTTACGTGGCTGCACATCGCTTAGCGGCGTATCGCCAAGCCAAGCAAGGATCGCCATGAAAATCGCTATCGCATCCCTCAGGAGCATCAGCCCCTACAGCCAGTCCAGATTTCACGACACGCCGCTGCTCAACGACGGCAAGGAAGGCAAAGACGATCACGAGATGAGGACCTGGGCGGAACGCCTGCACGTCACCGAGGACGGGCACGTTTTCATTCCGCCGATGTGCTTCAAGAAGTCGATCGAGACGGCGGCCCGGTTTCTCGGGCAGCAGATCAAGGGGCGCGGCAAAGCGACCTACACCAAGCATTTCAAGGCCGGCATCCTGGTCACCGACGCCCTGGTCCTTCCGGACAAAAAGAAGGACGTGCCCGGCGAGGTCTACTTCGTCCCGGCCGACGGCAAGAGCGGCGGCAGGGTCAAGCGCAAGTTCCCGGTCATCCGTGAATGGTCCGGCAACGTCACCTTCTACATCCTGGACGAAATCATCAGCCAGGACGTGTTCACCGCACACCTCAAGGAGGCAGGAAACTTCATCGGAATTGGTCGCTTTCGCCCTGAAAACGGCGGCTTCTATGGTCGGTTCGCGGTCGATCGCGTGGACTGGCAGGAAGCTTCCGTCGATATGGCAATGGCGGCTTAGCTGTCGCGCTTCGCGCTGCTTAGCGGGTTATCATTCCGCACCGCGCTGCACCGCACCTTCGCGTATTGCGCAGCAAATCAAGGTTCTTTCCGATGAACAACAGTAATCCAAAGGTTCTTTCCGATGAACAACAGTAATCCATCCAAGCCTTCCTTCGAAATGAGCATCGACACCCGAGCCGTTTACGACCGCTTGAAGGAAGTGGCCATCGGCGAACTCATCAGCTTTCGCAGCTTGTCAGAACTGCTCGGGCGGCCCGTCGAGGGGTCCACGTCTAACCTTCAGACCGCCTTGCGCCGGCTGGAAGGCGAGGGTTGGGCCTTCGCCAATGTCCCTAAGAGCGGGTATTGGCGGCTGAGCGATATCGAGATCGTCCAGACTGCCGAGCAGGCCCGCGAGAGCATGCGCCGCAAGGCCAAGCGGGTTGTGAAGAAGCTGACCTGTGTTCAGGACTTCGAAAGGCTCCCCAACGACATGAAGGTGAAGCACAACGCGGCGGTGAGTGGCTTCGGCGCCATTGCCGCGATGATGTCGCCTTCGAAGATGAAGGTCCTGGAAGCGAGCGTCGAGAAGGCGCAACAGCAGTTGCCTCTGGCAAAGACGCTGGAGGCGTTCAGGGTTTAGGTAACTTTCATTCCAAGGCCAATGTTCCGTATCGTACCGCGTGTCAGCGCAACTCTCGTTGAAACTCCGTATCGCTTGGCTGCGCTTCTCAGCACGTCGTGGAGCTTCATAACGCTCTGCATAGCAACTCAAGGCATCGACTTTCTTTAGGTGGTTTCCCACCGCTTCGTAGTGCAAAGTCTAACCGTACCACGCGCCGCCCTGCCAAGTGAGCCAACTCAAGGCATAGACTTTCGCATCTCCGCTTCTCGGAGCTTCGCAGCGCGGCACTCCACTCCGCATCACATCGCAAGACTCGGCGGTTACAGAACACCGGCAGCGGGCGCTCGGTCCAGCTCCGCCGTGTGAGCCCGCATTTTAGTAGATTTCGACGGTCTTTGGCATCGGCCGCCATTCTTCGCTCGGCACGTCCAACTGCATCTGTGCGGTTGACCAGAAATCCTCGCATGCGTTGAGGCTATGTAATGTCCATTCCCGCCATGTGCGGTCTGGATTGCTGATCGCCGCAATGCGTATAGCTTCCTTGAAAATTTTGAGGTCGGACGGTCTATCAAGTCTATGTTGATCCATCGGCTTCATCTTCTTTCCTCCAACGGTCTATCTCCTCAAGAAACTGGTCGTATAGCGCATCTTCCTTCTTGTCTGATAGTAATTCCAGCAGGTCTTCATCAGCAAGCGAGACGAGCGCCACCAGAATACCAGGATCGGATAGAAAATCCGAGAAGTTCGAAAGCACAGAAACAACGTGCTCGCGGGGGATGTCCGTGATGCTTGGCCCTTTTGAACGATCCACTACCGCCTCCTGAAAAGTCGAGGCCTCACGCTACCACAGAAAGCACGGTCGCGCATGACCGAACTCCGCCTTGCCCTCGACCGCGCCTCTGTTCGCACCAAGGACAAGGACGGCCACCTTCACGTTAGCCTGACGCCTATCAGCAAGGCCTGCGTGAACGGCTACCTCGGACGCGAGATCCCTGGTTGGCAAAAGCTCGGGCTCGATGCCGCGAAGATCTATCGGCTCTATCGCGATCCCGAAGAGCTGGAGCAAGCCGCCGACAGCTTCAACGGAAAGCCCCTCTACTTCGGGCACCGGGCGGCATCGGCTGCGGACCACGATCACGACCGTACCGCTGGCGCTGTCCACGGTGTCGTGTGGCAACCGCCCTACCTGATGGCTGCGCTCGACGTATGGCCGTCGAAAGCCATCGACGCCATCGAGTCCGGCGAGCACGAACAACTGTCGTGCGGCTACGAATACGATCCCGACATGACCGCCGGCACCGCGTCGGATGGCGAGAAATTCGACGGCGTCATGCGGAAGATCCGCGGAAATCACGTCGCGATGGTTCCCGAAGGCCGCGCCGGCCCGGATGTCCTGGTCCACGACGCCAAACCCCGATCCCTGAAAGAGGTGTTCCCCATGCCTAAGTCGGCTGTCCTATCCCGTACGGCCGACATGGCCCGCGGCGCCCTCATGGCCTATGTGAAGCCCCGGCTTGCGCAGGACGCCAAGATCGACTTGCTGCCCATCCTCAAGGGCGTGACGTCCAAGACCATCCTGGCCAAGGCCCCGGCCATCGCCAAGGCGTTCGATGCCGCCGTGCGGCCGAAGCTCGCCGCCGATGCCGACATGGACCAGGCCGACGTCCAGGGCATCGTCGAAGAGATCGCCGAGGTCATGAAGGACGAAAGCGACACGATCGCTGCGGCCGTCAGCGGACCGGAGACCGAAGCCGATGCAAAGGATGCCGGCGCGAATTGGTCGGACGTTGCGACCTTCCTCAAGGGGAAGATCAGCGACGAGGACTTGGCCGAGCTGAAGAAGATGTTCTCGGGCGACGACGAGGGTGCCGAGGACCGCCGCAAGCGTGGCCGGCCCGTGGTGCCCAGCGCCACCGATAAGGAACCGGTCGTCACCAAGGCCGCCATGGACGCGGCGCTGGCGAAGACGCGAACCGATGCCGCTGCAGACGGTGCCGCTGCGGCCATGAAGACGGCCAGTGAAATCCGCGATGCCGAGCGGTTCGTCTCGCCCTGGGTTGGCGATCTGGCGGTTGCCATGGACTCGGCCGAGGCCGTGCACCGCGCCGCGCTCGACGTGCTGAAGGTCAAGCACGACGGCAAGCATCCCGACGCGCTGGCCACCATGATCGAAGCCCAGCCGAAGCCGGGCGAACGCAACAAGCCTTCGCGACTCGCCCAGGACGCCGCTGTGCCGGGCGTCAAATATGACGCCGTCACCTTTCCGAACTCGGGAAGACTTAAATAAGTCGACCTTTCTCTTTTGCCCAAACGCGTCAATTGCCGCAGCATGATTAGAATAATAGTATTCTTTTCGCTTACCGGATTTGGCCGCAGTTATGCGATCACCTTCGTGGCAATCGTAACAGGAATATCCAGAAACGTAGCGCTTGGCTATGTGACCACGTTTGCAGGATTTTCCTGTAAAATAGAAAATCAAGCCAAGTTTCTTCGCGTCTCTTCTGCTGACAGGTTCCATAGGGCTTCACTCAGCGCAATCGGTAGGTTTCACTGTACCACAACAAACCCCTGAGGGGGAGATGTAGAGAGAATAAGACCCATGCTTTCGCAGTCCTCTATCCAGGTCAACCCGGCCATCGGCCTGCCCGGTGACTTCGCCTCGGTCAACCCGCGCCATTCTGTCCTCGCACCTCCCGGTGGGTTCGTGGCGGGGTCGGCCGGCCTGACCATCGGCCTCGCGTGCTGGGCCGACACAGCCACGGGTTCGATCCTGGCCAACACCGGCACCGGTCTGCCGAGCGGAGTCTTGCACCGCAACTTCCAAGGTTTCATCACGGCCTATCTGTCCGAATACGGATACACGGTGCCGGCGGGTTTCGGGGTCGGTGAGCTGTTCGACGACGGTGACATCATCGTCAAGAACTTCGGCGCTTCGGCTTGTGCAGTGGGCATGAAGGCCTTCGCCAATACCACCAACGGCACGTTCTCGTTCGCTGCCCCTGGCACTACCGTCGCCGGTAGTGTCGAGACGGGGTGGTACGCCAAGCTCACCTGTGCGGCCGGTGAACTCACCTTCCTCAACAAGCTTCTGCCCGGTTGATCCGAAAGGCTTTTCTACTCATGTCTTATCATGCTCCACTCCCGGATGACCTCAAGCGCGATTGGGGCATCGTTACCATCGGCCAGGACTTTCTGCCCGAAGAGTTCCGCCGGGACTACACCAAGTCCGAGCGGATCATGATGGCGCTCGACGCGCAGCCGACGCTGGTCACGCAGCTCAATGCCGGCATCCCCTACATGGCGACGACCTTCGTCGATCCCGAGACGATCCGCATTCTCCAAACCCCCAACAAGGGTGCGCAGATCATTGGCGAGAAGAAGCTCGGTGACTGGAACACCACCACGGTGATGTTCGAGCGCGTCGAGAACACCGGGCGCGTCGTGGCCTACGGCGACTACAACGACGACGGCAACACCAACGTCAATATCGACTTTCCGCAGCGTCAGGCCTTCAAGTTCCAGACGATCGTCGAGTATGGCGACGACGCGGCGGAACGTGCCAGCCTCGCCAAGCTGAACTTCATCGCCGAGATGAAGAACTCCGCCGTCATCGTGATGGAGAAGTTCCGCGACCAGAGCTACCACCTGGGCATTGCCGGACTGCAGCTCTACGGCATCCTCAACGATCCCGGCCTGTCGCCGGCCATCACGCCATCCACCAAAGCGGCCGGCGGCACGAAGTGGGTCAACAACGGTATCGTCGTGGCCTCGCCCAACGAGATCATGGTCGACACTCAGGCGCTCGTGGGGACCCTCATCACGCAGGCGCCGGGCTACATCGAGAACGATGCCGCCTTCACGCTGGTCGGACCGCCCATCCTCGGGCTGGCGATGACGAGCGTGAACTCCTTCGGTCAGATCGCCTTGAAGATGGTCAAGGAGAGCTTCCCCAACATCAAGGTTCTCACCGATCCGCGTTACGCGACGCCGGCCGGCAATATCATTCAGCTTTGGGCCGACAAGTTCGACGGCCATGACGTGGGCTATTGCGGCTTCGGCGAGAAGCTGCGGGAGTTCCCCGTGGTTCGGGAACTGTCCGCCGCCAAGCAGAAAGTCGCCGCCACCACCCTCGGCGCCATCGTCCGCTATGGCCTGGGCGTCGCCCAGATGATCGGTGTATGATCATGGCCGGAACCATGGTGGTTGGGTGTAAGCTGCCGCACGGCCTCGTGTTGCGGATGCAGATCAAGCATGTGCAGCCGGTCAATGTCGGCGGCGCCGTCCACAACGTGGAGCTGTGGGGGTTCGACACCGCCGCCGACGCTGAATCCTACACGCTGAAGGGCTTCGCACGTCCAGCCGCCCAGGTGCCGGATGCCAAGATCGTCGGAGCACATCGCGCCATGGATGGCGGTACGATCGGCGGTTACGCGATCTCCTATGTCCCGAAGGATTTTTGGGACAGGTGGGCCACCCAGAACAAGGATTTCCCGCCGCTCCGCAACGGGTCAATCGTGGCCTGGGAGAAGCAGGACTCGGTCGAGGGTCATGCTCGCGAGCGTATCGACGTCATGAGCGGTTTCGAGCCCATCAATCCGAACAAGCTTCCACGCGGCATCGAGCCCGCCAAGGTATCCTGAGGATCTCACCATGTCCGACACCATCCGCGTCAAGTCCAACCTGCCGCTCGCGATCCGCATTTCCGAGCCGCACCCCAATCCCGAGAAGCCCGGCGACAGCCCTCCTCTGAAGCAGGGCGTCATCGAGTCCGGCGTCAACTCGTTTTCGGGTGACGACGCCAAGGTCTACAAGGCATGGGCCGAAACCAAGCCGAGCCTCATCACGGACGGCCATGTCACCGAGATGAAGGGCGACGAGCCGGACCAGCAATTTGGTTTCGAGCCGGCGCTGAAGGCCATGGTTTCAAGCGAGATGGGGAAATCCGCATCCGAGGGTTCGACCCTCAAGGACACTGGTCCGGTGAAGGCGGAAGCCATGCGGTTCGGCGAAGCCGGCCCGCAACCGTTGCCAGCCGACGCGCCTGGGCAGGAACCCCCGAAGACGGGCGCACCCGCCCTGGCAGCCACAGCGCCGATCAAGCCTCCGGTCGCTAACGGCACGAAGTGAGGTAGGTCATGGGTCTCCTCCGTATCTTCGACGTCGCGACCGGCGAGCGCGACATGCAGATGCCAGCCCCGATCGGGGGCGGCGTACTGCAATCGGTCGGCATCGCGACTCTCACCGCCGGGTCCGATCCCGGTTCGAGCCAGGACGCGACGCAGGGTTACGTTGTCGGGTCCCTGCTGTTCAACGCGACTCCCGGCGCACTGCGCTTTTGGTTTTGCCGCGACGCAACACCCGGCAATGCCAGATGGGTGTTCGACGGTGCCGACTACGCCAATGGCGGCACCAATCCGCCGAACGAGGTGACACAGTTCGGCGCGTCCTCCGGCTTCTTTGCCGAAGAGGGCAATATCAACCGCCAGGTCCCCGGCGGCGCCGGCATGGTGGTGCCGGCCGGCATCGGGTCTGACTACGTGGTGGCGATCTACACGCTGCCCGCCAACGCGCTCGACGGCCTCGTTGGGACCAACCGCGGCCTCATGGTGGTGGCGAACGGCAACTACGCCGCCACCGCCAACAGCAAGCGCGTCCGCCTATGGTGGGCGCCCGCGACTGCTGTCGTCGGACAGGTGATCGGTACGGGCGGTGTCCTCATGGCCGACACTGGGGCGCAGACCACCAACGGCGGGTCCTGGCAGGTGTCAGGCAACGTGTTCAAGCGCGGCGCCGCAGGGTCGAACACTCAGACCGTGACATCGAACGGTGCGATCTCGGGTCCATCCCATGCCGGCATGACGCAATCTGTCGACTCGACGGCCGTCGAGAACGCTCCGATCCTCGTGGCCGCGACCATCAATAACACGACCGTCGCTGGCGATGCCGGGCTGTGCTTCTGGGAAGTAAACGCGATGAATTGAGGCTTGCGACTATGGGCGCTGTAGCGACGTTTTCCTTCCCGACCTTCGCGGCGCGCTATCCTGAGTTCGCGACCATCGATCCCACATTGGCCGGGCTCTACTTCACCGAGGCAGGGCTCTATCTCGCCAACGACGGTACCGGCCCGGTACCTGACGTGCCGACGCAAACGCTGCTGAGTCTGATGCTGGTGGCGCATATTGCGAAGCTCAACGCCACGATCGCCGGCCGGGCGCCGTCCGGCCTCGTGGGGCGTATTTCCAGCGCCAGCGAGGGCAGTGTGTCGGTATCGACCGACAACGGCCCGGCAACGGCTTCGGCCGCTTGGTTTCAACAGACGCCCTACGGTTCGGCGTTCTGGGCCGCCACCGCCCGCTACAGGACCATGCGCTACGTGGCGGGTTCAGCGCAGCCGAGCGGGTATCCCTACGGCTACGGGAGGGTGTTCTGATGGCGTCCGTCACTGGTGGCGGCAAGCTCACTGCGGCGCTTGCCGGGATGGCCGCCAAAGCCACCAAGGCCAGCGAGGTTTCCGTCGGATTCCTCAGCGGCGCGACCTATCCCGATGGCACGTCCGTCGCGATGGTGGCTGCTCTCAACGAGTTCGGCCGGCCGGAGAAGAACCAACCGCCCCGTCCTTTCTTCAGAGATATGATCGCCGCCAAAAGTCCCGAATGGGGAACGACCGTTGCGGCCCTCATCGAGGCGAACAGCTTCGACGCGGCCAAGACCCTGTCACAGACCGGGCAGGCCGTGAAGGCGCAGTTGCAGAACTCCATTCAGACCTTCGACCGTGTTCCGCTTGCGCCATCCACCATCGCCGCCAAGGGGTTTTCGAAACCCCTGGTCGACAGCCGAGTGATGGTCAACAGCGTCGATTTCCGCATGGATTGATCCATGAATCTGCATAACGTAGTTCAAAACGCCATCGGTGCCGTAAACCCGAGCGTGCCGGTGACGGTGCAGTTCAGCGTCGGCTACGTGAAGATGCCAGCCGGCAAGCGCACCCCGTCCTACAGCACCGCTGTCATGATGGCGCAGGTGCAGTCCCTCACCTTCGACGATCTGCAACACCTTGATGGCCAGAATATCCAGGGCATTCGCCGTGCCATGTACCTCGACGGCGACGTCGAGAGTATCGTGCGCATGCAGGGCAAAGGCGGCGACCTCATCACCATGGCGGACGGCTCGGTCTACAAGACCGTGCTCGTCATCGAGCGCTGGGACGGCCCGACCGTGGGCTGGTGCAAGGTCGCCGTGACGCGGATTGATTAAATCGTGCCCTTCGCGCCTGTCCCGTCGAAAGACGACTACTTCACCGCACTTGTGACTTTCCTGACCTCGGTGCTTCCGGCCGGCACCGAAGTCGACCAAGCCCAGGACAACCTGGTTCCATCGCCCAAGGGCTCCGACTACGTCCTCATCAACGAGATCGGCCGCGAGCGGCTGTCCCTCAACGTCACCACCTATGCGGACTGTGCGTTCGCGGGATCGGTTGCCGGCGCGGTCCTCACGATATCCTCGGTTCGCCTCGGTGCGGTGCTTCCGAGTGCTCGCCTGCTCGGAACAGGCGTCGTGGCCGGCACCACGATCCTGGCACAGACCCTGGGGCCAACGGGCGGCCCTGGTACATACACGCTCAGCCTTGCCCAGCCCACACCCTTGTCAGGCGTCCCCCTTGCGGCCGGCACAGCGCTGATCACCCAACCGACCAGGATCACCATCCAGGTCGACGTCTACGGGCTGAACTCGGCCAACAACGTCGAAACGGTCTCCACGTTGTTTCGTGACGACTACGCGAGCCTGTGGTTTCAGCGCCAGGGCTATGCAGCAAGTGGCATCGGTCCGCTCGACATCGGCCAGCCCAGGCAGATGGCATTCGTCGATGCCGAGCAGAACTATGAGGAGCGCTGGACGGTCGACCTTGCGTTGCAGGTCAATCAAGTCGTCTCGCCATCGCAGGACTTCGCGGACAACGCGGTCGTGTCGCCCGTGCCCGCCGATATCATTTTTCGCCCCTAAGGTCTTCGTGACCAAGCTAAGGGATTAACTACCGAGCATACCTGCGTCGAGGCAAGCTCAATGCTCTCTTGGTGGTCCCGCGGCTGAGGCAAGCACCCCTAACCTCAGTCAGCTTTCCACAATCGCAGCGACACAGCCACATGCTTGCGGGCAGGTCGCTCTCAACCCGGTCTAACACCAATAGACGACCGAACTTCATGCCTGTTATCTTAAGCGATGCAGTCATTACAACCTCCAGAGCGCCAGTATAGCGCAGATTTGAAAAAGGATAAAGTCTGTGCCGACAATCCCAGCCTCAAAAGACGTCCTCGTCCTTCCCGGTGTACTCAACGCGGGCGGCAACGAACTCATTCTCAACGGGATGATGCTGACCAACTCGATTCGCGCGCCGATCGGGCAGGTGCTGTCGTTCCCCAACGACGGTGGCGCGGGCGTGGGGGCGTTCTTCGGGCTGTCCTCGATCGAGTATAGCCGGGCGCAAACCTACTTCCTCGGCTTCGACAACTCGACGAAGAAGCCCTCGGCGCTGCTGTTCGCGCAATACCCGAGTGCGGCCGTAGCGGCCTATCTGCGGTCCGCGCCGATCGTCGGCCTCACCCTGGCACAGTTGCAAGCGCTGAACGCCTCCCTCACCGTGTCGTTCGACGGCGTGCCGCGTACCGCCACCGTCAACCTTGCGGCGGCCACAAGCTATACTGCGGTCGCGGCGCTGATCCAGTCGGCCATCAACGGAACGCAGGTCTCGGATTCGACGTTCACGGGCGCCATCGCGCCGGTGTCGGTCACGCTCAATGGGTCCATCGCGGGCAACCTGCTGACGGTCAATTCCGTCACCGGGACCTCGCCGATCGGTATCGGCGCCGCGCTCACGGGCACGGGCGTCGCTGTGGGCACGGTCATCACGAGCCAGGAAACCGGCACCCCGGGCGGCCCCGGCACCTACGGGATCAACACCGGGCAGGTGGTCGCGACGGGGTCGCTCACCGCCGCCTACGGCCTCATGACGGTCACGGCGGTCGCCCTCGGCACGCTGTCGGTCGGCCAGACGGTCGCGGGCACGGGTGTCACGGCCGGATCACTCGTCACGGCCTATGGCACAGGGGCGGGCCTCCTCGGCACCTACATCGTCAACCTATCGCAGACGGTCGCCTCCGGCACGCTGCAGACCGTCGCTACCGCCATGACGGCGGCGTTCGACAGCCTGTCGGGTTCGCTGGTCCTGTCCTCTGGCGACGTCGGCGCCACTTCGCTGGCCGGGTTTGCCACGGGGCCGCTCGCCGTTTCGCTGAACCTGACCCAGCCCACGGGCGCCGTGCTGAGCACTGGTGCCGACGCCGCCATTCCCGGTCCGTTCATGGCCGGGATCGTGGCCCAGACCCAGAACTGGGCTTTCTTCATGACGCTGTTCGATCCCGATGGCGGATCGGGCAACGGTCAGAAACTTGCTTTCGCGCAGTGGACGAACTCGACCAACAAGCGCTTCGGCTACATCTGCCGCGACAGCGATCCGACGCCGACGCTGTCGAACGCCGCGACCACATCGCTCGGTGCGCTACTCGCCGCGTCGAGCATCAGCGGCACCCATCTCATCTGGGAACCGGCGGGCGTGTTCAACCAGACGGACGCCTTTGCGCTTTCGATCCCGGCCTGCACGGATTTCACGGCCATCAACGGCCGTGCGAACTGGAAATTCCGGACCCAGACGGGCCTCACGGCTTCCGTCACCAATGCGACGGTGGCCGGGAACCTGGAAGCCAACGGCTACAACTACCTCGGTGCCTATGCGACCGCCAATCAGCAGTTCGTCTATTACGCGCCGGGCTCGATCTCCGGTCCGTTCCTGTGGGCCGACAGCTACACGGACGAGATCTGGCTCAATAACGCGCTGCAGCTCGCGATCCTCAACATGATGATCACGATCAAGTCGATCCCCTATAACAACGATGGCTACGCGCTCGTCATGTCGGCCTGCCTCGATCCGATCGCACAGGGGCTGCGCTTCGGCGCCATCCGCATCGGCGTGACGCTGAGCCAGGCGCAAGGCGCCGCAATCAACTACGCGGCCGGCAAGATCGTCGATCCGGTCATCGTCCAGCAAGGCTATTACCTGCAGGTACTTGATCCTCCAGTAACGACCCGCGTCGGCCGTGGTTCACCGGTGTGCAACCTATGGTATTCAGACGGTGAGTCGATCAATAAAATTGTGCTCAACAGTGTCGTGATCCAGTGATCGTACAGAATAGGGAATCACGTCAATGACCATTTCTGCCGCTAATATCAAATTTACGCTCACGATCCCAGGCGTCTACTCGACCGCACAACTCATCCAGGGTTATGCCGAGGATGACGTCACCGAATTCGAGCAACAGACCATCGGTCAGGCCATGATCGGCGTCGATGGTGTGTTGACAGCCGGTTACCTCAACGTGGCCTGGGTCCAGGGCTTCACGCTGATGGCCGATAGCCCGTCGAACGTCATCATGGACAATTGGGCGATGGCCGAAAAGGCGTTCCAGGACAAGTATCCGGCGAGCGGCCTCATCGTGTATCCGTCGCTCGGGCAGAAGTTCCCGATGCCGAGGGGCTTCCTGACGCAGTACCGTCCGGTCCCGCCCGGCAAGAAGGTGCTGCAACCCCGCGCCTACCAGATCACCTGGGAACGCGGCCATCCGCAGCCCGTCTGAGGCCTGAGCGATGCGCAAGACGCTCGACGTCACCGTCATGGCAGGCACGTCCGAGACGAACCGCGATCACGGCAAGGTTTTCCACCTCACCGAGATGCCGGCCGCCCATGCCGAGCGATGGGCCGGGCGCGCGTTGCGGGCCTTGGCGCGATCCGGCGTGCCTCTTCCCGACGATATCGAACAGGCTGGCATGGCCGAATTGGCGTCGGTCGGCTTCCGGGCTCTCGCGGGCGTGGACGACGCCACCTTCGACAGCCTCATGGAGGAGATCATGGGGTGTGTGTCGGTGAAGGAGCCGAAGCTCATCCGGGATCTCACGGAAGACGACATCGAGGAAGTGTCGACGCGCCTCACTCTGCGGCTGGAGGTGTTCCAACTGATCACGGGTTTTTCGCTGGCCGCCGTCCGACAGAGGCTCGCGGCGGTCGGCACGGCAGAAGCGACAGCCTGATCTCGACCGCCAACGTGCCCCGCACCATTGCGGCCGTGGTAGCGTCCGACAAGGCAACGCTTCACGAATTGCAGACCGTCTACGGGGTCGAGGACATGTTCGATATCCTCGAAGTGCTGGCCGTCGAGGCGCACAACACCCGCGTCATGAACGAGAAAGCGTGACCGCGTGACTGTCGACGAACTCATCGTCAAGATCGTCCTCGACGCATCCGGCTTCCTGTCGGGACAGAAGGCCACGACGGACGCTGCGGACGCGCTGAAGGCCAAGACTGTCGCGGCCGCCAATGCTGCCGAGAAAGGCCAGTCGGCAGCCGCCGAGAAGGCCCGCAAAGCGGCCGAGGCCGAAGCCAAGAAGATCCAGGAAGCCAACGCCAAGACGTCCGAAAGCGTGGTCGCGCTGGGACGGAGGGTGCTTGGGCTTTACGCGTTGTTCACGGCCGGGCGCGGCGTCAAGGAATTCGTGTCCGACATCACGTCGGCGGATGCCGCGCTCGGGCGGGTGGCGAAGAACGTCGATCTGAGCGGTAAGGCGCTTTCGACGTGGCAGGGCGCCGCGACCGTTGCGGGTGGTTCGGCCGAAGGTATCACGAACAGCATTGCGTCGCTGTCGAACGCCATGCAGACCGCCGCCCTGACCGGCAACAACACGCTCGCCCCCGTCTTCCGGGCGCTCGGTGTCGATCTTGCGGACACCGGCGGCAAGGCGCGGGACATCGGTGAGGTTCTAAAAGGCCTTAACCGCTCATATAACGAAAAGCACATCGATCCTGCCCGCTTCTCGACTATGATGAAGATGGTCGGAGCCGACGACGGCACCATTAACCTGTTGGAGAGGTCCACCGAGTCCTTCGACAAGCTTCTCAAAGAACAGGAAAAATACGCCGCCAACGCCGCCGATATCGAGGCTGCGCAGAAACGCCAGACCGGGTGGCGCGAGCTCCTCAATGTCTCGACCTCGCTCGGCCGCACGATCCTCACGGAACTCACGCCTGCGATCACCGGCGTGATGCGGGCCGTGATCAATTGGGCAAACGCAAATCAGGAGTGGCTGAAACACGAGATCGTCACGAAGGTCCAGGAGTTCATCGGGTGGCTGAAGTCGCTCGACTGGACGAAGATCGGCGACGACTTCCGCGCCTTCGCCACCAGCGTCGGTGCCCTCGCCGCAGCCTTCGCGGGCGTCGTCGCGGCGGTATCGGGTCAGTCCCCGCTCGCAGTGGCGTTCGAGGCGTTCGGCGCCCTGTTGGCGCTGCGCATCCTGGCGCCGCTCACGTCCATCCTTTCGACGATGCGGTTGATCGGGGGGCTGCCGCTCACGGGGGCGCTGTCGCTGCTGACGGGTGTCGGAGGGATAGCGGCGGCTGCCGTAGTGGCCAGCACCTCGCCGCTGAATGCCGGAGAGCCGCAAGTCCGCTCCGATGGAACGATGGCGTATCCCGACGGTCATACTGAAAAAGGCAAGGTGTGGGACGGCCATAGCACAACCCAAGCGCCGAAGGATGAGCGCAACTGGTGGCAGCGCACCATGCCGAAGATTGTCGGCGGGCAGGACGCTCCGATGGTCGCTCATGGGATGCACGGAGCGAACTTGCAGGAACGCCGTAGCGCGAGCAACAACACCGAGGTCAGCGACTACATCGCCAAAGCCGCTGCCGCCCGTGGCATCGATCCTCGCATCGCCCTTAAGGTAGCGGATAGCGAGGGGTTGCGCGGCTACAACCCGAATAAGCCTGACCATGGCGGCGATAAGGGCACATCGTTCGGGCCATTTCAGCTCCACTACAAGAGCAACATCGCCGGGTTCACCAATGCCGGGATGGGAGACGATTTCACGAAGGCAACAGGCAAGCACGCGAGTGACCCTTCGACGTGGCGCGAGCAGGCCGACTTCGCTCTGGACCATGCCGCGAAACATGGGTGGTCGAACTGGCATGGCTGGCGTGGCCCAGCCAACGCCGGCCTCAACATGGACCCGACCGAAGCTGCGAAACTGATTCCGCAGCGCGCCCCTCAGGTGGCTTCAAGCGATAACGCTCAACCATCACAGCCTCAGCAACCTTTCGCGACGTCAGGCGGACAAGTCTCCCGCGATATCTCGAATCAGGCGACCTACAACCATGGGCAGCTCGACAGCACACAAGGGCTGATCTTCCACCACACGGGTGGACGCGGAACCCCCGAAGGGGTCGTCCAGACCCTTAATCAGCGTGGTTATGGTGTTCAGTACGTCATGGACCGAGATGGCAGCATCGTCCGCACCCTGCCCGAGGGTGCTCGTGGTGCTCATATCCTGCGCAGCGAGATCAATGGTCTGAACAACTCCAACAGCCAAGGCGTCGAGGTCATCGCCAAGGATGACAAGGATGTCACTCCGGCCCAGGTCGCATCGGGCAAGGCCTTTGCCGAGGCCATGACGAAGCGCTATCCGGGTCTGGAGGTCTTCGGCCATGGAGAGGTCAATCCGCATCACAAGCAGGCTACCGAGGGGATGTCCATCGTCGCTGCGGTTCGACAAGACCAGGCTGCGCCCAAGGTCGATCCCAACTTCAAGCCGGCGCCGATCCCACAGGAGCAGCGCACGCTGGCCGGTTACATGGGGCGCGACTTCAGTCCGATATCGTCGGCTGAGGCCAAGGAGGCACCCTACCACCCACCAATCCAGGACGACCGCTCGACGCGGGCGCGCGGGAAACCATCACCCTTTCCGGGAGACGCCGGACAGGACTATCGTGCTCGTGGTGGAGCCCAGTACAGCGTACCCCATGCCGAGTCAGCGGGGGATGCGCATCACCCCGAGGCTACCTCAACGCTGGGCGGTACTCGCATGCTGCCGGCCGGGCGGATGCTCACGCTCGACGATGCCGCCAACCATGTCCTGAAGACCATGAAGGGCGCCAACGACAACCAACATCCCGTCAAGGTCGACCTGACCGATGGTAGCGCCACTAAGATCGGCGTAGCGGGCAAGAGCGGCTTCGACATGCTGATGGCTCGCCACAGCGGCGCTCTCAGGACCCATGTAGGAGCGGAGCTGAAGAAGTCAGGCGCCGAAATGGACCGTGCATTCGGCAAGGCCTGGACCGGCCTCGGTCATCATGCCGGTATCGGCGCCGGAGAACGGGCCTGGCAAGCCGTGAACCATGCTCACCACCAAACCACGACGCACCATGTCGACAACAGCAGTGCGACGCATGTCGGCGAGATGCATGTCCATCCGCAGACCGGCGACGGAAAGCAGTTCGCTCGGGACTTCCGGGATGGCGCGCGGCAACGCAGCAGCGTCGTGACTCAGGCGAATGCGGGGCTTGCGTGATGGTCGCGGTTCCCAACGTCCCCGGCGTTCCGAACGTCGTCTTCGATACGGTTGCGGGCCTCGCCACGGCGCTGCTCACAGCGGACGGCCCCGGCGTGCTCGCGATCTTCGGCCCGCCGCAGTGGGGCGTCTTCAGCAATGGTGTTCCGGTCGTGGTCGCCGACACGGTGCTCGACCTTAGCCATCGGGTCGAGTTTTCCATCTGCAACTATCCCGTGGAACAGGGCGCGTTCGCCTCCTACAACAAGGTGCAGATCCCCTATCAGGCCCGCATCCGCTTCGCGGCCGGAGGTAATCCTGCGGCGCGCGATGCCCTGCTGACGTCGATCGACGCGATCGTGGGGGATCTCAACCTTTACGACGTCATCACGCCGGATGCCATTTATCAGAACGCCAACCTCGTGCGGCGCGAGTACCGCCGCGAGGCGCAGGACGGCGTCAGCCTGCTCATGGTCGACGTGATCCTGGAAGAGGTGAGGCTCGTTGGCGACGGCACCACCATAGGCGGCACGCAAGCGCCGAGCGGGGCGAGCCAGGTGAACGACGGTTCGGTGCAAGCGGTACCGGCGACGGCGGCCCAAACGTCAGGATATCTCGCGAGCAGCAACGGCTGATGCTCATCGTGCCTCTTAAATCCGTGCCGAACCAGACCGTCACCACATCGCTTGCCGGACAGACCACACAGATCGATGTTCGGCAGAAGCTCTATGGGGTGTTTCTCGACCTTTACGTCTCGAACGTCCTCATCATCGCCGGGGCGCTGTGCCTCGATCGCAACCCGCTTGTGCGGTCGCTCTATCTCGGGTTCACGGGCGACCTGATGTTCTTCGACACGCAAGGGACATCGGACCCGAGTTATAATGGAATCGGGTCGCGGTGGTTGTTGGCGTATCTGGCGCCGGGTGAGGTCGTGGGGCGGGTTTAGTTTTCCGCTCTAAATTGGCTTAGAAAAGTGTTAAGCGTGATGTGACAATGACGTTATCGTCTCGTCTCTCATAAGAATATTCAGACTTCATTATTGTTGCTTGTGCGTCATCCTTTCCCTTTATTTCTAGGTCTGCATTACAAGTTCCACCGCCATTATCAAGTTTGCGGACTGTAGAGATATTATGAACCTCGACCGAACCATCTTTGGACGGCATTCGATCAATGTAAATCTTCCTTAGAGTGTTAACAACTTTCTGGTCTGAACACGAAAGACCGGTAAAAGAAGCGATAAAATTACTTATATCTCCAGGGTTCAGAGTTGATGATGCAACAAGAGCAACAAGCGCAAGGATTACGAATATCAGAAGCTTACGCATTCCCACCTCCTTCGATACACGAACTCCTTATCGACTATCAGGGCAGTCATCGGGTTTTATCTCCCGTTCCTAGATAGCCCTTGGCGCGAAGGTGCTCGGTGAGAAGCTTTTCGATCAAGGCTGAGAGCGTGCGACCATCGTCGACGGCAGCCCGAGCCGCTAATGCCTTCAGTGAGGGCTTGGTCCGGATCATCGTTACGGAGGTTCGTTTTTCGTCGGCCATGGAATTTGTCTAACACAGTGCTTGACATGCGTCTATATGGGAGTATGTCTAACAGTGCGTTTGACAAATCGGGCCGCCAAGGGATCGGAAGTCCCAAGGCAGCCCTAACCACCGCGAACCTCTGGAGTCTCGCAATGGCTGACCATACCGCTAGCACACTCTCGCGTTTCGTTCGCGGGGGCTTCGCAGGCTCCGTCCCCGTCCCCACGCCGGACCTGACGGCCGAAACCGTCGCGATGCTCGACGCGATACCGAACAGCCGGCGCGGCTTCCTCCGCGGCCTCGCCGCGCTGCCGCTCATCGGCGGCTCGGTGGCCATTCTCGGCAAGCCTACGCAAGCAGCGGTTCCTGTCACGATCGACCTGATGCAGAGCTATCAGGCATGGCTCCACTACGAGCACCGGATGCTGTCCTACGAGATGGCCGGCTACGATGTCCGGCTGGCCCAGGGCATCGAGGGTTGCACCCACATGAACAACCCGGGCGCCGACTATCACTTCAGGCAGCCGTACACCGGCCGTCCTCTCACAGGCTGGCCTGACGCCCCGCAGCCATCGACCCGCGCGGCCGTGGTGCTGAGCGCCGTGGGGTGCCCGCTGGCCTGAACGACCGAACACCGAAATTCCCCTCCGCCAAGTGGGGATTAAGCGCGACCACGAGCTTCATCAGCCCGGCGGTCGCTTGTCGGCCACCCGTACGCGCTTCGGGTCTTGGCGGGCCGGCGCTGATGAGGACTATTGAAATGAAATCTCCAAAGTCAGAGACGGTCACTGTTACCCCGCGCATGGCCGAGAATTGGCTTGCGACCTCGGTTTACGAAAGGCAGCGCAAGAGGTCGGAATGGCATGTGAAGCGCCTCACGCTGGAAATCGAGAAGGACCGCTTTCTCCTCGGGACGCAAATTCACTTCGGCGTGCTCAATGGAAAACCGAAGTTGGTGAATGGCCAACACACATTGGCGGCCATCGCGCAAAGCGGGAAGGCGATCAGGTTGACGGTCCTCTCGACGCCCGTTGAGAGCGAGGATGAACTCGGGCAACTGTACGGGCGCCATGATCGGCACAAAGGGCGGACACCGAGCGACGCCTTTCTGGGTATGGCGATGGCCGATAAGCTTGAACTGCACACCCAAGAAGTGAACGCTTTTGCGCCAGGGTTGCGGTGGGTGCTGAACAACTTTCGGCACCCGAAGGCCTCCGGTGACATCGAGATCGCAACGTCGCTCGACTATCTCGCGCATGAAATGGAAGGATGGGCGCCGGTCGCCAGGCAGTATTTTGGGCTCGTGAGGGAGGCCAACACCGGCTTGAAAGGGTCCTATCGTCGGATGCCTGTCGTTGCTGTTGGGCTCGCTACTGTGAAACATCAGCCGTTAAAGGCGCGGGATTTCTGGCTTGGTGCTGCGAATGATGACTCTCTCACCAAACACGACCCTCGCCACATGCTGAACGCCTTCCTTCGAAAAAAGACGAACTCAAAAGGCGACCCGCTGACCTATATGCGGACCGTTGCCGCATGTTGGAACAGGTTCTTCGAGAACGGCGAACTTCAGGTCCTACGCCCGTCCGGTTTGGGCAAAATTGGTATCACTTTGAAGGGGACGCCGTTCAAGACAGTCGACAGGTTCGATGGTCGAGAGGATGAGGATGAAGCGCCGACTTTTGGCACTGCCGTTCAGGGAGTGTTTACCGAGGCGAGGCCTTGATCGTGGTTGCGGAGATCGTAGCGCCGTTCAGCTACTCATCCGTGGCCATTGAGGCGGCGGATGAGCTTAAGGCGGTTGCTTCCCGTATCAAGCAGCGTCATCGGACGCATGTCGAGGCGGCCATCGGGACGGGTCGTGATCTCATCCGCGCCAAGGAGCTTTTAGGTCACGGCAGCTTTCTTCCCTGGCTGGAGGCGGAGTTTAGGTGGACCGAGCGTACCGCCCGGACCTACATGGCTATATCGGAATGCTTCGACGGCAAATCGGAAATAATTGCCGATTTGGGGATTGTGACAGCATCGTTGCTGGCCGCGAAATCTACCCCAACCGAGGCGCGTGATTTAGTTGTCAGCCGTCTTGCGGCCGGCGAGCGACTCGACCCCTCCGAGATCAAGCATATCGTCCAGGATGCCAAACCTGAGCGAAAGCATGGGAAAGCTACAGGTGCGGTCTCCAACCTTCAGCGCAAGCGAATGAAGGAATGGGAACGTGAAAACGAAGAGCGCGAGCTTCGCGTGCGAGACGGGCGCGCTCGCGCGCTCGCTAAGCAGGCGGCAGAGATCATCATAGCTATGCTTGGGGACCGAGTGGACGATGTTGCAGCACTTTTGCGAGATGCTGACATGAACCATTTCCGATCGTTGATCGTCCAGTGATCTAGGCGAGAGCAGGACGTTTATGGCCTTCACGAGGAAATACATCACCTGCGACTTCTTCCTCGCGCAAGGTGTCTTCACGGGTGGCGGCAATACCTACACGGCGAAGGGCCTTCGCATCTCGGCGCAAATCCTAAAAGCGGGCGGCGCGAGCTTCGGCCAAGCGGCACTGGCGATCTACGGCTTGCCCCTCAGTGTGATGAATCAGCTCGGCACTTTCGGCCAGACCCTGACCATCACGGGAAAGAACACAGTTACGGTCAAGGCCGGTGACGATCCAAACAACCTCACGACGGTCTATGTCGGAACAATATTCAACGCCTACATGGACGGCCAAAGCCAACCCAACGTCCCATTCCGCGTCGAGGCATCCGTTGTGGCCTATGAGGCAAACGTTCCTGTCCCGCCGACAACGCAGCCTGGATCGCAGGACGTCGGGGACTTGCTCGGGCAGATGGCGAAAGCCGCAAATCTGCAATTCGAGAATAATGGCGTCTCGACCAAGATCGCGAACCCCTACTATTGGGGGACTGCTATCCAGCAGATCGTCGCCTTAGCTGAGCACGCCGGTCTTGAGCACATCATAGATCTCGGCACGCTGGCAATCTGGAAACCGGGCTCGGCACGGCAGGGCGGTGGCGCGACCGTGTCGCCTTCCACAGGCATGGTCGGATACCCACGCTTCAATGCTCAAGGCATTGATATCACGGCGGAATTCCAGCCGACCTTCGTCTACGGGCAGAGCATCCAGGTCCAGTCATCCATCACGCCGGCGTGCGGGACATGGGTGATCTATCGGCTTGAATACGACCTTGAGTCCGAGACGCCGAACGGTCGCTGGTTCGTCGACATCTTGGCGGCCAAACCGAACCAGATGCCAGTTTCGTCTTCCTGATCCGAGAGCCGTCATCATGACAGGAACCGATGGTTATGCCGGTCAGGCTGGACTCACGTCAGCCAACTCAGACCGCAACGCTCACCATTTCCAGACGAAGCAGCAGATCGCGAACGTCCGCGGTACGCACCCCGTCAAGATCGTGGCGGTCCATGGCGGCGGCGTCGGACCTGACCCCACGGTTGACGTGCAGATGCTCGTCAACCAGGCCGACGGCCAGGGCAACCCGACGCCTCACGGCACGATCTATGGCATCGCCGCACCCCGCAATCAGTCCGGCAACGGCGCCCTCATCAACGATCCTGTCGTCGGGGACATGGGTTACATGCACGTCGCCGACCGGGACACATCCTCGTTTCGCTCGACCAATGCTCAGGCGAACCCCGGATCGAACCGCCGCCACAGCCCATCGGACGGTGTGTTTACACGAGGGCACAACGGCACCGCGACCCCGAAGCAATACGTCCAGTTCCGCTCCGATGGCGTGACCATCATGGACGTCAACGGCCATCAAATCACGACTTATCCAAATCGCATCGAAGTTGCTCCGAAAGAGGGCAGCGGCGCCATCCTCTATCTCGGGGGCGACGGGACGCATGGCACGTTCGATTTCGTGTCGACGGCGTCCGGTCCGTCCATCAACGTGAAGGCGCGCATCTCGTGAAAACGCTTCTTCTCGACACTGCCACCTGGGATCTCTGCCTCGACCGCGCCGGCAACATCGCGGTGGCCGACGACCCCTATGCTCAGGCGCAGGACGCCGCGTCCGCGATCCGCACGTTCCAGGGCGAGGTCTATTACGACACCTCGCTCGGCGTCCCCTACTTCGCCCAGATCCTGGGCAAGTTCCCGTCGCTTGCTCTACTCAAAGCCAAATTCTCAGCCGCAGCCCTCACCGTGCCGGGCGTGGTGAAGGTACGATGCTTCATCTCGAATTTCGAGGACCGTCAAGTGAACGGACAGGTCGAGATCTTGAACAGCAAGGGCGTGCGATCGTTCGTGGGGTTCTAGCCGCATGAGCATTCCCAAGCCGACGTTCGGTCCGCAAGGCTTCGTCGCGCCAGCCCAAAGCGATATCCTCACAGGGGTCACTGGCGACATCAACGCGGCCCTCGGGGGCGGGGTCAATCCGGCGCTCAACACGCCACAAGGGCAACTCTCGTCTTCCGAGACGGCAGCGATCGGTGCCGCCAACGATCTCTTCGTCTATCTCGCCAGTCAGACCGATCCAGCCTTCGCGCAGGGGCGCATGCAGGATGCCATCGGCCGCATCTATTTCCTGCAGCGCAACCCGGCGCAGCCCACCACCGTACCGGGCGTGTGTATCGGTGCGCAGGGCGTCACGATCCCGGCCGGGGCTCGGGTCAAGGGGGCCGACGGCAACTACTACGACTGCCAGCAAACCGGTACGTTCGACGCGACCGGCATGATGACGCTGCCCTTCGCCTGCGAGACGGTGGGGCCAATCCCGTGTCCGGCCGGTACGCTTGGGCAGATCTATAGCACCATTCCCGGATGGGACAGGGTCACCAACACGACGGCGGGCGTGCCGGGCAATTTGGTCGAAAGCCGGACCGCCTTCGAGTCCCGACGCGGATTGTCCGTAGCGCAAAACAGCTTGGGATGGCTTCCGGCGATCCGTGGCGTCGTGCTGGCCGTGCCGGGCGTGCTCGACGCCTTCGTGGCCGAAAACCCGTCTGGCGTCGCCCAGATCGTCGGCGGCGTCTCGCTGGTGGCCAACAGCCTTTATGTGTGCGTGGCGGGCGGAGCCCCGGCCGCGGTAGCGCAGGCGATATGGTCGCGGAAGGCGCCGGGCTGCGCCTATACCGGAAACACCACCGTCCAGGTCCAGGACCAGCAACCCGGCATGGTGCCGCCCTATCCGGCCTACAACGTCACCTATCAGACGGCGGCACCACTCAGCATCCTGTTCTCGGTCGTGATCGCCAATTCGCCGCTCGTGCCGGCGAATGCCAACGTGCTCATCCAGAACGCCATCGTGGCGACCTTTGCCGGGCTTGATGGGGGCGCTCGCGCCCGCATCGGCGTCGCACAGCTCGCGTCCCGCTACTATCCGACGCTCGCGGCACTCGGGCCATGGGCGCAAGTCGTCGACATCCTGATCGGCTCCATCAACGCGCCCGCCTCGACCTTCGTGGGCTCGATCGCCACGAACGTCCTCACCGTGACGGCCATGGGCTCGGGGTCCGGCGCTATCGCGGTCGGGCAGACGATCGACGATGCGTCGTCGCTCATCGTCAGGGGCACGCAAGTCCTGTCGCAGACGGGTGGCACGGCCGGCGGGATCGGCACTTACATGGTGTCGTCGAACCAGACCGTAGCGTCCGAAACCATGTATGGCGCGACCGCTGCCGCTTTCCGGGTGACGCCGACCATCGCGCAGATCCCAGTGGCATCGGCAGTGAATATCGCGGTTTCAGTCCAGTGACTGGAACGAATTGGCCGTATCCCCGCCCGCCCGGCGCGGGGTCGAACGCCGTTGGTGTTGGGGCGATTGGCGTCGCTCCGATCGGCAGTCTTCCGGCTTTCGATTGGCGCGCTACTGTAATCAGCCAATACGCCAACAGCGACGCGCTCGTTGCGCTGATCCAAAGCTTCGCCGCGGCGGTAGACCAGACACAAAACATAGACGCACTCTACGACAACGTCCTTAACCTGGACACCGCTGTTGGCTACGGTCTTGATCGATGGGGCCGCATCGTTGGCGTCAATCGCGCCCTGCAGGTTGCTAATGCTCAGTTCTTCGGCTTTGCCGAGGCTGGTGACGCCCTGCCGTTCGGCGATGCCCGGTTCCTCGGCTGGACGGCGCATTTCGGTTTCGCAGAGGCCGGTGACGCGCAACCGTTCAACCAGGCTCCGTTCGGTGCACAGAAGATATGGGCCGGTGTCGATCCGCAAGGGGGCGGTGGCCCGTTCTATGCGGGCGGGGCGATCACCTCGAACTACGCCCTATCTGACCAAGTTTACCGACAGTTGATCTATACCAAGGCGGCGGCGAACATCAGTTCGGGCTCGATCCCCGCGATCAACGGTATCCTGCTGAGCCTGTTTCCGAACCGGGGCAACTGCTTCGTCGAGGAAGGCCAATTGCCGCAATACTTCGGTTTCGCGGAAGCCGGTGACGCGCAACCGTTCGGACAGGCGCCGTTCTACCTGAGCGGAACGATCCCCCGAATGGTCATGACTTACGTTTTCAATTTCGCACTGTCGCCTGTCGAGCGGGCCATCGTGGCGCAATCCGGCGTGCTGCCGAAGCCGGTCGGCGTCGCCGCATCCGTGGTCGTCGTCCCTTAAGGAACCATCCCGATGAGGGCTAATCAGATACCGGCGAAGTTCCCGATGCCGTTCGGCGCGAATGCGGGGCCGGCGCTCATCAGGGCGATTCCGACTGCATCGCAAATCGGTATCACGAACGGTGCGGCTTCGCTCAACGATGGGTTCCCGCCTCTTACCGGAACCGCGCTCGCCTCGGGTGGCGTCCCCCCTGCGATGCAGGATTTCAACGGCATTATGCAGTTGATGTCGGCTTGGGATCAATGGACCGCCGCGGCTGGGCTGGCACCCTACGATCCCGGTTTCTCGACGCTCATCGGCGGTTATCCGCAGGGCGCCACGGTATTGTCCGCCGCGACGACCGGTCGCGTGTGGATCTCCACCCTCGACAACAACACCGTGAACCCGGACAGCGCGGGGCAGACGGCATGGCTGCCGCTGATGCTGTCCAGCGACGTCCTCGCGCTGATTTTCGCCAACGCCGTCCGCATCCTTCCCGCGGGCGCCACCTTCTACGTGTCGCCGACCGGAAACGACAACAACGACGGCCTCACGACCGCGACCGCACTGGTCACCATCACGGCAGCGGCCCGGAAAGCAGCGGCGCTCTACGTACCGGGCGGCTCCGTCAACATCCAGCTTATCGGCTATGCCGGCACCCAGGTGCTCTTCGTGGCGCCGACGCTGCCTTCGATGTCGACGCCACTGACCATCACCGGCGACGTCGCCAACCCGAACAACTACCGCATCTACAATCCCAGCGGCGGCGTCATCGGTGTCTCGGGACTGAACGTCAACCTGGTCGGCCTCCAACCCTATAATCAGGGCAATACCTACAATACCCTGTCGGTATCGTCCGGCACTGTGACCCTCAACCAGGTCAACTTTAGCGGCATTGGCGGCAACAACTTCGCCCACATCGCCCTATTTGCCGGTGGCGTCCTCAACATCAACGGCAACGTGCAGTTCCAATGCAACGCACAGACCGCAATATCGATGTCGGGCGGCGTGCTCACGGCCGGTTCGGCCCCGGGCACGGTCATCTCGACCAGCGTGGCGCTGACGTTCCAGTATATCCTGCGGCTTACCAAGCTTGCGGCCGCCAGCTTCGCACCATCGACTGTGACTTGGTCGGGCTCTTTCACCGGTCAGAAGTACCTGATTGATCAGAACTCGGTGCTCGACTGCGCCGGCCAGGCCTCGACCTACGTTCCCGGCAACATCGCGGGCGCGACCGCGCTCGGTGGCGTGGCGAATTGAGGACGACCATGAGTGATACGGATATTGCAGCGCCCGCCGCCCCGGTCTCGCCACGTGCCGGCGACATGAGCATCTTCATGCCGCACCGCCATTTCTGGATCGTTGGCGGCAGCGCGACGGCGGTGTGGTCGAGTGCGGCGTTCGGCGCCGTCCCGGTGACCGATCCCGACTATCTGGCCTGGCTCGATGCCGGGCATCGGCCCGATGCGGTCGGCTCGCTCACGGAAGTGGACGCTCGGCTGCGGTCCTACGGCCTGTCCACGTCCGGTCCGGTGCGCAGCGCTACGGTGAGCACGCTCCTCGACGCCCTCTCGACCTCGCAGCGCGCCACCATCGCGGCCGACCACATGAGCCGATTGGTGGCCCGCGCCCAGATCGGGCCTGTCGTGCTCGGTGACCCCAAGGTCAAGCGCGCCGCCGATGACATGCACATCACGCCAGATGCGTGGTTCACGCTGGCCGGGGCATGACGATGAAGCGCGCCATTATCGCGACCGTCCTGGCGCTCTCTGCATCCAGCGCGTGGGCACAGTCGAGCCCTAACTGGAGCTATGGCTTCGTCCCAACGGCCGGACAAATCAATGGCGCGTTCGCCTCGAAACAGGACATCCTCGGCTTCGTCCCCCTAAATCGGGCCGGCGGCACCATGCTGGGCAGGCTGACCACGGCCCCGCCAACGGTGAACGGTTCCGGCTTCAACCTGCCGCCCGGTACGACCCCTGGCCTGCCGAACAATGGCGATGTGTGGACGACCACGGCCGGCCTCTTTGCCCGCATCAACAGTTCCACGATCGGGCCTTTCGCGAGCACTGGTTCCTTCCTCGTTATCGGCAACGCCCTCTCGGAACTTGCTGCGGCGGGATTGCAGGCCGCGGCCTTGGCAAGTCTGGGGGGCGCTCCCCTGGCCTCGCCGGCCCTCACCGGTACTCCCACAGCGCCGACCGCTGCAGCGGGTACGAGCACGACGCAACTCGCCACGACGGCTTTCGACGCCGCAGCGGTGTCGGCCGCACTGGCGACCGCCGCCAATGCCAATAACCTGACGGGCGGGACCGTGGCGGCGGCACGCATGCCGGCCTTTTCGGGCGATATCGCTACGGTAGTCGGTTCGACCATCGCTACGCTGGCGACCTCGGGCGTCACGGCAGGATCATACGTCCTGCCGACCGTAGCCTTCGACGCCAAGGGGCGGGCCACCACGGCCAGCCAGGGAGCGCTCACCGGCGACGTCACCACCACGGCCGGTTCGCTCGCGACCACGATCTCACCCGGTGCGGTCGGCAACGCCAAGCTTGCCCAGATGCCGGCCGGCACCATCAAAGCCAATACGGGCGGCGCCCCGGCGAATGCTGCCGATGCAACGCCGTCCACCGTGCTCGACGCGGCGTTCGGTACGGCGCAAGGCTCCGTCCTCTATCGCGGTGCGGCGGCCTGGACTGCGCTCACTCCCGGCACGGCGGGGCAGTACCTTGCTACAGGTGGAGCAGGGGCCAACGCCGGATGGGCTACCCCGGCCGGTGCCGGAAACGTATCGACGTCGGGAACGCCCGTTGCCGGACAACTCGCGCAATTCGTCAACGGCACGGCGGTGCAGGGCGATACTCCGATTCAAGGCCTGACGGCGCTCGGCCTCAACAACGCCGGGCAGGCCGGCTTCCGTAACCGGCTCATCAATGGCGGCTTCGCCATCAACCAGCGCGCCCAGGCGAGCGGCACGGCGCTGGCGGCTGCGGCCTACGGGCACGACCGCTGGAAGGCCGGAAGCGGCGGGCTGACGTACACATTCACCCAAGCCTATCCGGCCACCACAATCACCATCACGGCCGGAAGCGCCGTGCAGGTCGTCGAGGCCGCGAATGTCGAGGGCGGCAGCTACACGCTGTCGTGGACCGGCACCACGACATGCCGCGTGTATCAGACCGGAACGCCGCCCGCCCTCGCGGCCAGCCCCATCGTGGTTACGGGCTTCACGGCCAACACCGCGATACTCGTCGAGTGCGGATCTGGCCAGACCCAGACGCTCGGCACCGTACAACTCGAACCCGGCACAACGGCGAGCGCATTCGAGGCGCGACCCTACGCGGCTGAACTGGCGCTGGCGCAGCGCTACTTTGAGCAGTTCACGGTGCCCTATCTGCAATCCCCCACCGTCGGCACGATGACGATCCCGTATTCGTTCAAGGTGCAAAAGCGGGTCGTTCCAACGGTAGTCACCGTCACGGCACCGACCTATACCAGCGCTTCCAACGCAATCCCGAACGGCGCATCGGTTGACGCCGTTGGCCTGCAATTCACGGCATCCGGGACCGGGGGCAACGTCGCCGGATGGGTTTTGTCGGCGAGCGCGGATCTCTAGGCCATGTACACGCTGCGCAGCGACGGCTCGGTGACGCGCGACGCCGATGGGGCCACGATCCCGGCCGCTCCGGGCAACACGGACTGGCAGGCCTATCAGGCGTGGCGCGCGGGCGGGAATGCACCAAATCCGGCGCCTGTCGTTCCCGTTCCCGTGCGGCGGGTCACCGGAACACAGCTCATGGCGGCGCTGGTCGATCTCGGCATCAAGGGGTTCTTCGACCAAGCGACGACACTGACCACGAAGCCGCTCGACGCCTGGTACTATCGCGCTCTGACGCCGAACGACCTCTATCCCGAGAACAACGCCAAGCTCGGTCGGCTTTCCACCAAGGCGATTGCGCTTGGCGTAGCCGCTGTCCCGCCCGTGGTGTTCACGCTGGCGACGGTGTTCGACAAGGCCGTCACCGAGTAGCGCGGGCCGTCTCTCCCGCATCCCTTCCACCCCGTCCGGTTCCGGCCCTGACGGGGGTTTCCGCACGCCGGATCACCACCAAGGATCATCCTATGTCTTTCCTCCAGACCATCCGTGACGACGTGAACAAGCTCGCCAACCACACGCTCGATCTCGGCAAGTTCACGGCCCAGATCGAGGCCAAGGTCGCGTCCGAGATGGAAGCCTTTAAGGCCGAAGTCATGGGCCGAGTCGACAAGATGCTGTCGGATCTCGAAACGAAGATCATGGGCGGCGTCGAAGCCCAGGCATCGCAGGCCGTCGCTGCCCTGGGCACCGAAGTCGCCAGCATGACCGGTGGTGCGGTTTCAGCCATGGCCGGCTCGGTGGTACAGCCGAATCCGCCCTCTACCGATCCGGTCCCGTCCACTCCTGTCGTCACCACGGCAGGGTCCGCCACCGTGATCGTGGTGCCGGCCGCGTCGAGCACCCCTGGCATCGATCCGGCCACGGGCACCTCCGTCGCGCCGGGCACCACGGCCCACAGCGACACGTCCACGGGCGTCACCACGACGGTGCCTCACGACGGCAGCGCACCGACCGCCGTGGCGGCTTCCGGTTCTTCGGTACAGCCCGAGATGGCCGTGGTTCAGGCTGCGGTCGCGGCGAGTGCGGCGGCAGGCGTGACGGTGGCGGCGGCGTAAGGCGAATGGGCTGCCCTATCGCGAGGTGGGGCGGCTCATTCCGAGGCAGTAGCGTAATCCTCGGCATGCAGATGCGAAACGGAGATGGTCTATGCCTGAGATTTCCGGATCGTCGTGGGCCTTCTTATGGCTACCATGACTGCCGTGATACCTCCAGCTCCCGCCTATCTCGCCGCCACATGGCGTTACGCGGGCGACGATTGGTCTGGATCGAATGCCCTCACCTATCAGGTGTGGACCACGCCGCCCGTTCCGGCGGTCTATGCTGCCGATGGCGTGACGATCGTGACCCCGGCTGTGGCGGGCGTGCCCTATAACCTCACGGGATGCGCAGTGTCGGGGACGCTGCGCTATACGCCGCGGCCGTTCGGTGCATCAGGCGCGTTCCCGTTCACCGGGTTAGCGACACCAACGGGATCCATCGTCGGTGCGCCGACCGCAGGCACCATCGCGCTGTCGGTCTTGCGAGGCACCACCGTCAGCATCCCACGCCAGGACATGAGCGGCTACGGCCAGCCTGGCACGTCGCTATTGCTGGCGCAGCCGATGATTACGGACGCGACGGGTATGCTGGTGACGGTGGGCGTGCAACCCGTGTGGGTGTTCTAGCGTGGTCGCCGGTTCAGCTCTCTATCCACAGGGGATCGCGGGGGCCGCCGTTGGGCAGGCCTTGATCTCCGTGACCACCGCCGCCGAGCAAGGTCCGGCCGGGCCTCCTGGTGCTTCCGGCCCCATAGGTCCTCCAGGCACCGTTCCGGTCTACACGGCGGGTGCCGTGCTATCTGGCGACAAGGCCTTGATGTTCTCTGGCTCCGGCCTCGTGATTCCGGCCGATCCGACCCAACCCGGCTACGTCTACGCCGGGATTGCTACGAACGCCGCGCAGTCCGGCGGCACGGTCGCGGCCGTGACGTCAGGCGACATCCAGGCGGCATTCTGGTCATGGGTCTCCGGGCTACCGGTCTTCGCCGCACCCGGCGGGAACCTGACGCAGGCGCCGCCGACGTACGGCCGCTCGCATCTCATCGGATGGGCGATCGACTCCCACACGATCCACCTCGCCCCCGATCCCGTGATCCCGATCATCTAAGGACATTCCCATGACCATTCGCTTCGTCCAGCGCGTCGCCGGCGTGCTAACCGACTTGGCCGCCGCCGTGGTGGCGACCTCCAACTCCATCGTCGCCACCAACGCGGCCGGTACCATCGACCCGTCGTTCATGCCAGCGGGCTTCGGCGCCGACGTCGTGACCGCTACAGCGTCCGAGGCTTTGGCGGCTGGCGCCATCGTCAACCTGTGGAGCAACGCCGGCGCCGCTGCGGCTCGCAACGCCGACTCCGGCACCGGCGCTGCCGGCAAGAAGGCATCCGGTTTCGTGCAGTCCGCCGTGGCGTCCGGAGCGATCGCAAACGTCTACCGTACCGGCATGAATACAGGGCTCACTGGATTGACACCCGGATCTGACTACTACCTCGGCGCGTCCGGGGCCGTGACCATCACGCCGCCCTCCACGAGCGGTACGACATCGCAGTACGTTGGAACGGCAATTTCGGCGACCGTGCTCGACGTGCAGCCACAGACCCCAATCGCCATCAACTGATCCCTGACCCGTGGCAAATCTTCCTGCACTCACGATCTCCTCCGGGCAGGTCCGCACCGCCACGGCGACCGACACCATCGTGGGAGCCGTCGGCTACGGGGCGATCCAGTCCCTCTCGCAGGCGCAGCAGGCGCAGGCGCTCTCAAACCTCGGCCTTGACGTCACCAGAGTCACGGCCAATCCGCAGTCCGGCGCCGCCTATACGCTCGCACTATCAGATGCGGGGGAGGTGGTCGAATGCACGTCGGCATCCGCCGTGGCGGTCACGGTGCCGCTGAACGCGACGGTCGCCTTCCCGGCAGGCACGGTGGTCGAGGTGCTGCAATACGGCGCCGGTCAGATCACACTGAGCCCCGCCTCGGGCGTCACGCTCAGAACCCCGTCGAGCCTGACGAGCCGGGCGCAGTACTCGTCGCTGTCGCTGCGCTATCGCGGCAGCAACGAGTGGGTCGTTGGCGGGGATCTTACCTGATGCCCCGGCCCTTAATGTTCGGGCGTCGGAGCCTTCGCCATCGTCTTGCAGCCGTCGTTAGCTTAGAGGCGGTTCCCGGTATACTACGCGACTTCGACTTCACCACTTCCGCCATGATGTTGCCGAACCCGGTGGGAACCGGCCGCATCACTTCCGTTGCCGACACTGCAGGGTCCACGAACGCGCTCGCGCCCGACACAGGCCAAGGTCCCATCTTCGTCACGGCGTCCTCCTTTGGATCGGCCCGGGCGGCGATCCGGTCTGTCAATGGGGATGCCGCCGGCGGCAACGTTACGGGTGCCTATGCCCGGCTGTTCGGTAATATTCCGGAGTTGGTCGGCAAGCAGGATTTCGCGTTTTTCTTGACGAATAGCGTCAACAATGACCGGAACGACAATGGCCGTATCTTGTCCTTCGCTAGCGGCGGAAATCTTGATTACCAGACGGGCGGGTTCTTTATTCAGGTACCCGTCACTAACCGAGCCACGATAAGCCTCGCCTCAGGCAGCACCACTATGATAGGCGGAACCGCGCCACTGACGCACGACGTGCCCATGCTGTTGGCCGCCATCTGCACAACGGGCCAGATACAGCTTTGGCTAAATGGCGTCGCGGTCGGATCGCCAATTACTATGGGCGTAGTCGGCTCCGCCCCCATGATCGGCATCAGCCGAGCGGTCGCCCCCGACGCAAGTATCATCTTCGGGGACTACGGCGGCGCCGTTGTGTTGAACAACTCGCCGACCATGGCAAACCGCCAATACGTCGAGGGCAAGCTGGCATGGTCCGCCACCGGCGACGGCTCGCTGCTGCCTGTGGGCCATCCCTACAAATCCGTCCACCCATAAGGATCATCCCATGTCGGTCCAGACCGAAGCCGACTTCCTCACTGCCGGGATCGCCTTGCTTCAACGGCGGCTCGTCCTTATCACGGCCCCGCCCGTTCCAGCGAAGAAGCGCGTCCCCATCGCCTTTCCTGGCGTCAACATCGCCAGCGCCGAATTCGCGTCCGACAAGCTGCCCGGCACGATGGGACAGACCTACCTCTATCCCGACGATTGGGTGATCACGCCCTGGGCCGCGAAGGGCATCAAGCTCATCCGCATCCCGTTCCTGATCGAGCGCGTCCAGCCTCAGAACCATGGTGAGTTTTCCGCTCCCGATATCGCGGCGCTGGATCGCATCGTGGCGACGGCGGCGAGTGCCGGGCTGACGGTCGTGCTCGACGCCCACAATTACGGGCAGCGCGCCGGGGCCAAGATGGACGTCGGGGACGCCCCCAACTTCTGGTGGCGGATGGCAACGCGCTACCGCGACGCCCCCCACGTCATGTTCGGCATTATGAACGAGCCCTCGGCCTGGTCTCCGGTCGACTGGCAGGTGACGCTGCGCAAGTGCGTCGCCGGGATCCGGGTCACGGGCGCGAAACAGACCATCATGGCGCCCGGCGCCGGCTGGAACGGGGGGCACGACTTCGTCGCGGGCGGCAATGCCGCCGCGTTCAACGGCTTCACCGATCCGAATTTCATGATCGAGGTTCACCAATACCTCGATGGGGACAACTCCGGCTCGCACCTGCAAGAGTACGTCGCCGGCAAGGGAGCGACGGTGCTGGCCGACGTCACCACATGGGCGCGATCCAAGGGCTTCAAGCTGTTCCTGGGGGAGTTCGGCTTCGCCATGCCGGCCGGACAGATTGAAGCGACAGCGATGCTACAGTTCATGACGAACAACAGCGACGTGTGGACCGCCTATGCTGTCTGGGCGGCCGGCCAATGGTGGGGCGACTATGCGTTCAGCGTCGAGCCTGGCGTGACCGATAGGCCGCATCTGGCGGTCTTGCAGAGCTTCATGGGCTGAACCGCCGGGTCTATGTGCTCATAGACGACAACCGCCGGGTCTATGCGTCCATAGACCCGCCCTTCCACCCCGTCCGGTTCCGGCCCTCACATGCTCCAAGCCGACACATACACCTGTGCAAGCTGCTGGCGTGTGTTTCGGCTGGGCGATCCGGACCGCGCCGAAGCCGAAGCGGTGCGGACCTGTGCCGGCGTCGCGCCCGAGGATTGCTCGGTCGTGTGCGACGCATGTTTCCACGAGATCTGGCTCGACGTGTTCGGTACCAAGCCGCCGGGCGCCGTGCTGCATTAGGCCAAAGCGGCTTCGATCTCGGCAGCCAATGCAGGAAACCCCCATGACACCCGACCTCAAAGACAGCCTCGACACCGAGGCTTTCGCGACCGCGTGCGCAGCTGTTCCTGACGTCGATCCCGAGCGGTTGCGCGTCGCCATCGACAGTTATTGCGGTGATCTGCACCTCGCGATCCATCACGTCCACGCCGAAGTCGAGCTGACGCCCGAAGAAGTGCTGGACGCTTTCCGGCCGAAGACCGTGGAGTTCTGAACCATGCCAGATTTCGCCAAGGCCCTTGCACTTGTCCTCAAATACGAGGGCGGCCGCTCCGACAATCCGAAAGACCCCGGAGGCCGCACCTGTCAAGGCGTGACGCAAACCACCTTCGATGCTTGGTGCTCGACCAATAGTGCGAAGAGCCGTGACGTTTTTGGCATCCTGCCTATCGAAGTCGAAGCAATATATCACAATCGCTACGCTTCGGCGATACACTTCGACGATCTTCCCGAAGGCGTCGGTTTCTGCGTCTTCGACGCCGCCGTGAACTCCGGGCCTCATAAGGCCGCCGAATGGCTGCAGAGGGCCGTCAACGTCCCCGTGGACGGCGTTGTCGGACCGGCCACCGTGGCGGCTGCTCAGAAGCAGGGTGCCTTCGCGACCATCAATGCCGTGTGCGACGCACGATTGGCGTTTCTACAGAGGCTGTCCACCTGGGCAACCTTCGGCCACGGCTGGGGCTCTCGGGTGGATGATGTCCGCAAAAATGCGACCGCGATGGCTCATGCTGCGGCAACAGGAACCGCCACCCCTCAGCCGATTGCGCTACCGTCGACATCCGCCGCCGTCACCGACGTCCGCTGGCTGCAGGAAACCCTGAGCGACCTCGACTATTACCGCGGCCCCGTGGACGCGGACTTCGGCCCATACACCGAGACGGCGGTCAAGGGCTTTCAGTTGGCTCACGGGCTCGTTGTGGATGGCGTCGTGGGTGACGCGACCAAGACGGCGATCGATGCTGCGATGGTGGTGAAAGCCGCTGCAGCGCCTCCGGCGCCATCTCCCGGCCTCGGGAGGATACCCGAGCCCCCGAGCCTTCTCCCGCCCGGCTTCATCGCCCCGAAAGCTCAGCCGGCACCCTACATCCCGCCCGCCGTGCCGGGGCCGCATCTCGTGCCGGCAGTGTCGCGACCAGGGTTCTGGGCTCGGCTCAAGGCGGCGCTGCAAGGGAAGGCCGCATAATGACAGCACCGCTCCTCACCCTTACGCGCTACCTCGTTTCCTGGGGTTGCGTCTGGCTCGTCAATCACGGCTGGACCATCGCCAATCTCGACGGCCCCAGCACGGACGCTGTGGCCAGCATCGTCATCGGTGTGGGCGGCTCGTTGTCCATGGCGGCCATCGGCATGTGGACGTCCACGGTCGACCGCGTCATGGCTCGCCTGCAGGCCCGCCACAAGACCGCGCTGGTAGCCGAAGCTGCGAAGGTGCCGGGCGTCCGCATCACAGCCCCCGCTGCGATCGCCGATGCCATCCCGTCCGACAAGGTGGTGGCATCGTGAGCTGGCTCATCTCCCTCATCACGGGCGGCCTCGGATCGCTCGTCTCCGGTGTGCTGACGCCGTGGCTCGATTACAAGTCCAAGACCGCCGACGTGGACCTGCAGGGCTTCAAGACTGCGACCGGAGCTGACGAGGATGCCTACAAGGTGTGGCTCGCTTATCGGGCTCAGGTCGAGAGCATCCGGGCGGGCGAAGTCTCTTGGTTCGGCCCGAAGATTTGCCTCATGATGGTGGCGCTCCCCGCCTGCCTGCATGTCGCGCTCGTCTTCCTCGACAGCAGCTTCACCTGGGGAACCGGCCATTACGGCGCGCTCGGCATTCCGCCGATCCCCGGCGTGTACGCGGACTTCGAACAGCGCGTGATCGAGTTCCTGTTCGGTGCTGCGGTGGCGGGCCCGATGGCAAGCGCGGCGAGCGCCTGGATGCACAGGCAATAGCCTTGATCCTCCGCCTCGTCACGCTCCTCCTCATCCTTGTCCTCGGGCCGTCCGCCCTTGCCGATGGTGGGGTGGCACTGCCGGCCGAAGTGTCGTGGGTGAAGGTCGCAGCCGATATCATCGCGACTGTGGGGATGCCCGGTGTAGTGGCATTCCTGATCTATGTCGTCAAAGTGCAGCGGGACGAGTTGATCGAAGAACGGGCTTTTACCCGCATCCTGCAGGATGCCAGAGCCACCGCGGCGGCGAAGAGCGCGGAACTCGCCGCCACGGTGGCGGCGGCGAGTGCGGCTGCGATCTCAGCTAATACCGGCGTCACGGTCGATATGGCAAATCGGCTGCAAAGGATCCTCGACGTCGTGCAAAACGTGCCTGGGGAGCATGCCCGAATACTGGCTCAGGTGGAACGCAATTACGAGCGAACTGGTGGAGATCGCCCGCGATGATCTTGAAGTCGCTTCTGACCCTCATCGGCATCGGCGCAATGGACCATCGGCAGAATGCTCTCGTTCATGAGCTGTCGAATAAGGAAGCGGCTGTCTATGCTGCGCATCAACTCCTGACGAAGAGGAGCATCCAGGTCGCCGAAGCCATCGTCAACGATCCGGCAAACAGACAGAAGATCGCTAGGGGCGTGGATGACATGCTCGACGTTTTTGTGGAAGTCGTGCGGGCCGAGCGGTTATCCGACAGGATCCGAGCCACTGCGGAAAGCGCCGTAGCTCGATTAAAGGCCGCGAAAGAGGGTAAGACATGCGAAGACTAGCTGGACCTGGCGCCCGCATTTTAGAAATAATATGGATCGCTTTTCTTCCTCTTGGACTTCTACTTCCTCATATTATGCTCTTTCAGATCCTTGATTCCATGTGTATCGCCAGCGGTTTCGGTGTAGGCGTCATGTTCTGGCAAGGGGAATGGAGCATTTTGAACCGCCGTCCATCCACGTGGAGAGCGGGAGATGTCCTGGTCATCGGCGTCGTGACCGTGGCTTTCGGCCTGTCGGGGATTTTCCTGGAATTCCTCATCAATCACGCCTCGGGTGCCTACCCAAGCGGCGATCTCTTCAATGCCTTCATGCGCTGGATCGTCGCCAGTGGGCTGACCTTGCAGCTCATAGCATCGAGATCGCGGGGCGGGAGCATTCCCTCGCGGGCCTATTACATGATGGCAATGACGTTAGCGGTCGGTATCGGCGCGGCCCTGATTCTGATGGCGCTCGGGATTTCCTGA